GGGCGGTGGCCGCGGACGTAGGCACTCCGTCGGAGCGGAAGCGCACCGAGGCCGTGGTGGGCGATCTGCGCGTCCTGCTCTATGCCCAGGAGCTGCTCTTCGTGCGCAACAGCCCGGCTGGTAAGGCGCTGCTGGCAAGCTGGCAGCAGGAGATGGCCGATGGCGCTGATAAGCGGCTGGCTTTTCTGCGAGCTCTCCATCTGGTGAAGCCCATCTTTTGCGCGCTGCCTCGGTCGTGGGCGGGCGAGGTATCCAAAGCGACGCAGCGACACCGAGATCGGGCCATGCAGCGAGTACCCAGCCCAAGCCCGCGGGCGCGGCGGCGGCGTCAGCCGTCTGGACAGCCACTGGTTCGTGTGGAGATCAAGCCAGGCGTGTATGTGCGTTGTCATCCAGGACAGGAGGAAGCGGTCAGAAAACGATTGGGCAAGATGGATAAACCACGTGACGAGAGGAGAGACTGAGATGGCAGTGCTGCGCAGCCAGATGACCATCCCCGAGGCCAAGAGAGGGGGCAAGCTGGTCAGGGTGCCGATAGGAAGGGGCGTGTCGATCCAGATGTACGAGGACGAGGCCAGGGCGCGGGGGCTTTGGCCGCCGGGCGCGAGGAAGAAGATGCGCGGAATCGCGCAGAACAAGAAGCGAGAGCCGGGGGAGAACAAGGGGGAATCCAGTGAGCGAGGGGAAGACGAGGGCTGAGACTGGCAGGGCCAAGCTGGCCGAGGTCAATGCGCGCATCCAAGCGGCTCTTGCGCTCCTGGATACGGACAGCGCGGATGAGATCATTGGCGAGCCGGGATCTGAACACGCGGCACTGGTGCAGGGCGTTGAGGCGGCCATACAGCTACTCTGGGCGGGGATGCAGAACTGCGGGGCCCGGAAGAGCAAGAAGGCGCTGGGTTTCACAGCCAAGACGCAGATCATCCTGCTACAGATTGTGCACTTTGCCTATGCGCTGGGGATCAAGCGAGGGCGGGAGCAGAGCGATGCCTGATGACTTGCAGGATTTCTTGTCTAGCCACCTGGTGGCGCCCTGCGATCGTGGCCACCCTGAGAGCAAACGGCTGGGAATAACAGTGTTGTCGTGTCGGCGAATCTTGCACAGCGCAAAGGCAGGATAACATGGGCTTTTGCACGATTGAGGATCTAGAGAGCTTCTTGCAGATCGACATCTCGGCAGACAAGCGGTCCGCCGCACAGCGGGCCATCGATGAGGCCACGGCCAAGATCAAGAACTACTGTCGGCAGTATCTGGAGCTGGTCGAGGATGAGGTGATCACGCTGGATAGCATCGGGGCGACTACGCTCAATCTGCCCCAGCTGCCCGTGATCGACGTGAGCGAAGTCATCGAGGACGACGAGCTCCTAGTCGTGGACGACGACTACAAGCTGGGGAGCAGCGGGATCCTGCACCGGATCGGCAGGCGATGGGCCAGCGGGATCCAAAACGTCGAGATCACCTACACCCACGGTTACAAACCCGAGGATGATGAGATCTCAACGGCGCCCGTGTTGCCGCAAGACCTGACCGACGTGTGCACCAGGGCGGCGGCCAGAGCGTATCAGGCCGGGCTCCGAGCCGAGGAGCTGGAAGGGATCCCTGGGGTATCAGCGACCAGCCTGGGGGACTATTCAGTGAGCTTTGGCGGGGAGCAGGCCTACGCCGGCGAGAGCGCGTTGGGTGCCAGCGTAGCGCCCTTTTTGCTGCAGAGCGAGAAGCGCATCTTGAACGCCTACCGAGTATGAGCCTAATTGACGGTCTGTATATCAGCACATTCACGCACACCCGCATGAGCGGCACTGCCGACGGGCAGGGTGGCTGGACGCAGAGTCCCTCAGTGCTAGGGACTATCCAAGGGCGGATGCGACCGGCCACAGCCACGGAGCGGGTGGTGGCCGTGCAGCGCCAGGCGGAGATTAGCCATGTGCTCTACTGCGGCGCTGACGAGAATGTGCTGCGCGAGGACGTCCTGACCGGGGAGGGACGGACCTGGACAGTCGAGGCCATCCGCGAGCCCAGCCACGCGGGCCATCACTTGGAGATAGAGGTCCTGGAACTACAGAAAAAGGGTGAGCCGTGAGCAAGGTCAAGTTCAAGGGGATGGAAGCGGGCAAGAAACGCTTGCTCGCCCAGGTGGCCGGAAAAGTGGTGGTCAACATGGACCGAGCGGCGGCCTTCGCCGCTGAGCAGGCTCGAGGGAATGCCCCTGTACGTCGGGGCATCCTGAAGAGTGACGTAACCCACGTGGTCGAGGCCAAGGGGAACATAGTGACAGGGTTGGTCGGCGTGAAGAAACGGGCGTATTGGGCCTGGTTCGTAGAGCTGGGGACGAGCAAGATGGCCGCGCAGCCCTTCCTAAGACCTGCGGTATTTGGCAACGCCAAACGGATCCTGGACATCATCCGAGGTAAGTCATGAGTGCGCTGACGCAGGCAATCTATGATCGGCTGGCTGATGATCCTACGCTGCAAGGATTGCTGGCCATCTATGGCGGGGCCCCGGCCATCTTCACCACCGATCCGCCGCCCGGGGATGCGGAGCTGCCCTACCTGGTGAGCGCGGGGGAGGTGAGCACAGCGCCCTTTGACACCAAGACGACGCTGGGGCGCGAGGTGCGCCGGGACGTGCGCTGTTACGCCAACGCCGACGGATCGGCGGCGGAGATAGAGGAAATCGCCGAGCAGGTGAGAACCCTGCTCCATCGCCATGAGCTGGCCATCGATGGCTTCGAGACCTGGGTGGCCGAATGCACGGGACCGATCGTGGCCGACGAGGATAGAGCCTATGGCCGCGTGGTCAGTATACGTCTGATTCTGATGGAAGTGGAGGCAATGTCATGAACGGTGCAGATGTACTGGTATTGGTTGAGGGTGATCTGGTGGGCTCCCAAAGGGATGTGACCTTTGACGAGACCACTGAATCCATCGACATGAGCTCGAAGGACTCTCGGGCCCGCCGTGTGGAGCCTGGGCGCTACAGCGCCACAGTCTCCCTGGACGGGCTGTATGTCCCCGATGACGAGGCCTACGAGAGGCTCAAAAGCGCTATGCGCGTCGGCACGAAGGTGCAGCTCATGCGCCAGGAAGAGGGCGTCATCCTGGAGAGCGCCATGGCGGTGGTCACCAGCCTGAGCGAGGCGGCTCCGGACGAGGAAGGCTGTACGGTGTCGAGCTCTTACGACATCGACGGCGAATGGCTGGAGGGTAGCTAATGTCCACGGGAGCCAGGGGAGAGGGAATCCTGCTGGTTGATGGCGAGGAACATCGAATCCTTTTCACCAACCGGGCGCTGGCTGAGGCCGAGAAACGCACAGGCAAGACTATGGTGGCCCTGGCCCAGGGAGCTACAGAAGGCGAATTGGGTATAGGGGATATGGCCATCTTGCTGCAAACCGGGCTCAACGCGGCTCGCCGCGATGAGATGGGCGGAGCTCGGCTTCTGCCACCAAACACAGCCTTCAACCTACTCGATCGGGCGGGGTTCGCCCAGGTGGCCATGGTAGTCTTGGAAGCGGTCGGCGCGGTGCTGGCCTACGATCCCAATGAAGAGGAAGAGGAAGGGGGAGACGAAGAGGACTCCCCCCCGGCCTAGACTGGAATTGGGACCAGCTGCTCCAAGATAGCCTGCGCATCGGGCTGAGCGTGGCCGAGTTCTGGGACCTCACCCCGCGAGAGCTGCAGGCCATGATGCGCATGGCCAAATGGCGGCAAGAGCAGGAGCACGATGGCGTCGTGCGCCTGGCTTGGTATACGGCGGCGCTAACGCGAGCCAAGCGGATGCCGCCGCTACGGAGCTTGCTATCGAGTTTCAAGACCAAGCTGCTGCGTGGAGACGAGCTGGCCCGGCGCCAGGCGGAACACGCTGAGTTAGCGCGGAGAATGTTGGATGGCCAAGGAAAGCGAGCTCGGCAAGGCAGTCATACCGATAGTCGCCGATCTCGGAAACCTGGAAAAGGACCTGGCGAAGGTCCAGGGCAAGCTGGAGAAGCCCCTAGCTAAGCTGAGCCAGGGGCTGAGCTCCAAGCTGGCAGGCATCGGGAAGGCCGCCATCGTCGGCGGTCTTGCTGGCGCTGCCGCAGGGGTCGCCGGGGTGGGGGCTGGGCTGGCCAAGCTGGCCATCGATGCCTTGCCGCTGCAGGGTGTGCGTGATGCCTTCCAGGGGATCACTGGCGACGCGGAGAAGATGATCGCCAAGCTGCGCGAGGGCAGCCTGGGGATGGTCCGCGACGCCGACCTGATGAAGTCCTACAACTCAGCGGCGCAGTTGGTGAGCACGACCTTCGCCGATCAGTTGCCCGACGCCATGGGATACCTCTCCAAGGTGAGCGCAGCCACCGGCCAAGATATGGGCTTCATGATGGATTCTTTGGTGAAAGCCGTTGGTCGAGTTTCACCAATGATCGCGGACAACCTTGGAGTCCAGGTCTCTCTTTCTGAGGCAACAGCTGAGGCCGCCAACATCTACGGCGTTGCCGCCGAGGCGCTAAACAAGGAACAAGTCCAGGCTGGCATGATGAATGTCATCATGGCCAAGCTGGCCGAGAACACGGCCAAGATGCCCGAGGTGGCGGGGACCGCACAGGCCAAGTGGGCTGCGCTAGGCGTTACCTTCAAGAACATCAAGGATCAGGTCGGGACTGCGTTCATTCCGGCGTTGCAAGGATTGATGACCCCGCTGGGAAAGATCGGCGAATACCTGACCGCCGCATTCGACAAGCCCCAGGTGCAGGAGTTCATCGCCAATCTGTCTGACAAGATCGCGACGTTCGGGGAGAAGCTGGGCGTCGTCGTTGATCAGTTGACATCAGGGGACATCTCCGGTGCCCTAAGTACGCTATTCGGCGAGGATGTCGCGGGCGTGATTATGGGCATTACGACTGCCCTGAGCGATCTGGGGGGAACAGTAGAGAAATACGCCCCGATCCTCTCTGGCCTAGCTACGATCATTGGCATACTGCTGGTTAAGGCCATCTGGCTCTGGGTGGCGGCGCAATGGGCACTTCTCGCGCCATTGCTGCCAGTGATTGGCATCCTGGTGGCCATCGGCGTAGCCGTGGGACTGCTAGTGGCTATCTGGCAGAGTGACTGGGGCGGCATTCGAACGGCCATCACTGGAGCCTGGGAAGGCAGCATCAAGCCTGCCTTTGAGGGGATAGCTAACTGGCTAGGCGTTATCCTTCCCCAGGTCGTCAGTGCATTCATCCAGACTTGGAGTCTGCAGTGGGAGGTCCTCAAGAACGCTTACACTTTCGTCCAAGAGCTTCTGGGCAAGGTGGGCATCAAGCTCCCCGACATCGACTCCTCAGCCATCGATACCTTTGTCACTGGAGCCCTGACCAAGATAGACGCCTTTGGCCAACAGGTAGGCGAGATGCTCTCCAACGTGGGCCAGGAGGTCGTGGAGATCAGCTTCGCTGATGAGTTCCTGGCCGATATGGGGCTCATACAGGAAGCTATAGCGAGCGCGCCGATTGAGGTGCCGGCGATATCCACCGACGCATTGATCGCCCAGTATGCCCAGATGTACGGGACCATAGAGATTGCAGATCAAGAGAGCTACGAGAAAAGGCGCGCTGCATACGACCAATTCACCGGGGAAATGTTACAGACCGTTGCTAGTGGCTTGGGCGAACAGATTGCCCTCATGCAAGCGCATGGCCAGCAGTTGGTCGATCTGGAGAGCGACTACGATGACCAGATAGCCGAGACCAAGTCCAGCAACAACCTGAAGCTACTCCAAAACATCCAGCAGTATGAGGCTGAGCGGGCTGCCCTGTTGGAAGCAGGACTAATGGAGGAGGCCGAGAAGCAGGCCGCGTCTCATCAGGATGAGTTGGGCGAGATGGAGCGGGCTAACGCCCTGGCCGCGCAATTGGCCGAGCAGAAGTACCTCAAAGAGCGCATGGTGATGATGCAAGGTCACGCGGCGGAGATGCAGGAGCTGCGTAACCAGACCATCCGCGTCCAGGCCGAGAAGCTACGCCAGGCGTTCATCGCGGAAACCATAACCCGCGAATCGATGAATCAGCAGTTAGCCGTCCTCTATGAAGGCACCGACGCCCGCATGCAGCGGGAGAAGGTCGTGGCCGACAAGGAGGCCGAGATCGCCGAACTGCTGGCCCTGGGCCAAATCAATGCGGCTCGGGCTGTGCAGAATAGTCTCATTGCCCTCCGCAACGAGGACGCGGCTGCTGCCGACAAGGCGAAGAAGGACGCGGAACAAGCTTTCAAGGACTTCAAAATCACGCTCCCGCCGCTGCCACCGATCGATGTAGGACCCTTCGAGCAATCGAAAGGATCAGTGGCGTCGGCGGCGGGGAAGGTGATCAAGCCAGCTGCCGAGAAGCTGGTGGAGGTCGTTCGGGGGGTCAACGAATCAGTTGATCTGACCCTCCAGGCCATAGGCAAGCTGGCCCACCTAAAGTTCCCCGAAGGAGTGATGGAGAACTTTCGGGCGGTAGGTCGATTCATCACCACAGGAGTCTCCATCCTCTACGAGGCGGTCAAGCCAGTCAGCTCCAAGGTGGCCGAGCTGATGGAGCGCACCATCGGCTCCATCGCCAAAAGCGTTGACACGTTCGTCAAGTTCGCCGAGTTGAAACAAGTCTTTGCCAAAGTCCCCAAGATGGAGAATGCCCGCGCCTGGATAGCTGGCTTCCTGGAAGTTGTGGCCCAGCTCATGGGCGCTGCGGAGGAAGCCTTGGCCGGGCATGGCGGCGGCCAACGGGCCTACAACGAGATCAAGCGCCTGCAAAAGACCATCCGCAAGTTCGAGAAGATGGTCTCCATCATCACCATGGACTATTCCAACATCAAGCAGCTTCAGCTTCCGGACATGGCCATCTGGGGCGCGCGCTTCAAGGATCTGTTCATCACCCTGGTGCAGAGCGTCTGGGAGCTCCGTTTGATCTTGGGCAAGGGACGCATCGAGAAGGTCGGGGCGCTGGTCGCGCCCTTCAAGATCATGCTCGAGTTAGTCCTCACCGATATGTCCGAGCTGGAGACGCGCAGGATACCGGAGGGGATGCCCGAGCATTTTGCCGATCTCAAGGCCGTGCTGATCCAGGCGCTCGAGATCCTGCAATCGATAGAGACCGACTATGGCCTGCCCGCGATCGCTGCGGCTATGGTCATGGCCGAGCAGATGAAGACGCTCAACGAGTTCATCACCGGGCCAGATCTGGAAAAGATCGCCCCACGGGCCGAGGAGAACTTTGGCGATATCATGGTCCGGTATTTCGATCAGGTCATGGCCAGCCTGGGCGAGGCGGTGAAACGGCTCACCGGCTTGGATGACGAGACTCAGGAAGCCTATGCCCTGGCTGCGGCGCTTGTCCCCGATGTGAAAGCTCTAGGTGGCCTGGTTGGGGCCATTGACCTAAGCCAGATCGTGCCCAGCACCAGCGAGACCTTCGTCGAGGATGTGGATGCCTACTTTGGGCAGCAGGAGACCATCGGCAGCCGGATTGTGACCTGGCTTTCGAGCATCTCTGAGTATTGGCGCACTGCCCTGGCTAAGATGCCGGAACTGGTCGAAGACATCAAGGACGTGATGAGTTTGGCTGGAGCAGCGGATGCCGCCGAGATGGCAGTGAGCGAGAGCAAGACTTTTGACCAGGATGTGGATCAGCATTTCTCCCAACTCGAGACGATTGGTAGCCGAGCCATGGGCTGGCTATCTCGCATCTCTGACTCCTGGCGACAGGCGCTGGCCAAGGTGGCGCCTACAATCGAGCATGTCAAGAGCGTCCTATCACTGACTGGCGCTGCGGACCTGGCGAAGGCGGTCCCGGCAGAGTCAGATACTTTCGAGCAGGACGTGGAGACACACTTCAGCCAGTTGGAATACGCAGGATCAGTGGCCGTGAGCTGGCTCAACAGCATATCGGTCGCCTGGCGTAAGGTGCTCGAGGAGCTAGCCCCGGTGGCGGAGAACATCAAGAAGGTCTGGGGAATCTTCCAGGTCAGCACCAAGATAGAGGCTGTGGACACAGCTACCTTCATGCCCCGCTTGCTGGCCCATCTCAACGCGCTGGTCGAGGGAACACCACTGGTGAAGGCAGCGCTGGGCAAGATCAAGACGCTATGGGCCGATGCTACGGCCATGGCTGAAGATGTTGAGCTCTCTGAGATGGTACAAAAGTTCTTTGGTGTACTGAACCTGGCCAAGCTGTTCGAGGAGCTGCAGACCAAGAAGAAGCTGGGCGCAGGCGAGCATCGCGTGGCCCTCTCGACGGTCATCTCTGGATTCCTGATCGAGATCGAGAACTCGCTGCCCATGCTCAAGACCGGGCTAGAAAAGGCGGATGCGCTAATGGGCGACGCCTGGGAAACGACCCAGAGCATCGCCGACAAGCTCAAGAATCTCTTCGAAGCCATCGGCTCGGCCATCAAGGCCGGGGTCACGGCCATGACCACCGAGGACTGGGACCTCTCCGCATTGCTGAGCATGATCACCGATCTAGGGACGGCCATGCAGGCGGCGGGCAAGATCGAGATGCCCAGCTGGGCGGGAGGCGCGATCATACCGCCGCAGATGGGTAAAGCGATGATGGCGGAGCCGGGATTCACCGGGAATGGCGCAGGGGCCAATGGCGGCCTGTTCGACGCGGTGAAGGCGGGGATCCTGGAGGGAATGAAGGGGTCTGAGCTGATCATCGATCTGAAATTGCAGGAAGCGACCGATCAGCGGCGCAAGGTCTCTATGCGGCTGGGGCGGGTGGAAAAGACCATGGCCACGATGGTGACTCGGATGGAGGCGAGCGGCGCATGAGCTATCTCAAGTACAACGCGATCACGCTGTGGAACGATGATGGCAGCACGCCGAACTACGTGCTGGCCGCGGAGACGGACCTGAACGGCCGGGAGCACATCATCGAGCCGCTGGGCGCCAGAACCATGAATCTCTATCGAGGCACAATCGCCACGAACCGAGCCTACACGGTGGTAGTCAAGTTACGGGTGACGCCAGGAACTACCCTCACTGAGCTCAAGGCCGACTGGGACTATTGGCATGGAGCCTTCCAGGGCGAGTGCGTGGTCGAGCGAGAGACAGAGACGGGAACAGTGCTGCAGCTCGATGCGGTGGCGGAGACGCCCCAATGGGGCGAGGAGGGACCCACCTGGGCCGAGGTGACTCAGATCTACACGGCGGCGAATCCCTGGTGGCGCGAGGAGACGGAGCAGAACGCGACGGCGAACTATGATAACGCGAACCCGGTGAACCTGGCCTGCCAGAACGATGGGGACATGCCCACCTGGGTCCGGCTGCTCATCGAGG